GATGACCTTGACGCGCTCCGCTATGAAGCCCGCCAGTTCGTTTCCTGCGGCGTCGTGAATCGCTCCATCGACTCCGCCTCCGCCCATCAGCGTGGGGTTGGCGGCGTTCACCACTGCGTCGCACGGTACGCCGCAGATGTCGCCGCTCACGATGCCCCAGTTTGGCACGAGTTTCATCTTCACGACACGTCCTCCCCGAGCAGTTCGAGGTACATCTCCCTCTGCGCGTCGTCGAGGTCGAGCGTGTCTCCCGTGTCGTCGTTGACGCCGAGCAGAACCACGTCTCCCACGATGCAGGGAGGAAGCGAGACGCGAGCCGCTTGCCAGCTGATGTCCTGCGGATTCTCCATCCACTGATTCAGCCGAAGGTAGGTGGCCTTCCAGTTGATGCGGTGGAAGGCGTCGGGAGCGAGCAGTCCGTTGTCGTCCACGAACATGACGACGTTGTTGCGCAACCTCACGATGTCGAACAGGCTGAAGTTGCCAGCCTTGTAGATGCAGTCGAGGGAGCCGTCGTACTTCTCCTCCCGAACCTTGCCGTTCATGTCGATGACTATCATTCCACACCTCATTTCTTGCACTTGTCCTTCGCATTGTCAACAAGCCGCATGAGTTCCGCAATCGCCCCGCAAGCTTGTACATATGTGCTTTTGGTTTGGTTGCCAAGCACACCCCATGCCGTGTTAGCGATTTGCGACAGGCATGTTTTTGCGACCCATAGCAGCATCGCTGCCGCCGACAGGCGTTCCTTCTTGTCCGCGTCGCGGTTTGTTGGACGTGGACTGTCGATTCTTTTCATGATTTTCTCCTTGTGTTTGCGTTAGTATGTGACGGTGGCCGTGAGCGTAGCCGCCGCCATCCAGTAGATGAACCTCCTCACGTCGCCTCCGGCCATGTACACCACAGCCGCCGCCACGTCAAGGACAATCAGGACCGTAGGGAACAGTCGTGTCATTTCACACCTCCCCAACTGGATGCGGTATCACCTTGGTCGCGAACACTGACGGGAAACTTGGCTTTGGTCTCTTCCCATCGGCGATTTCTCTTCTGGCGGCCATTTCTCGTTTGAGCCACTTCTCCGCCTTTTCGTGCGTGTCATAGCTTATCCACGAATTAGGTTCATCCCACCCCCAGCGAGAGGAGTTGTCGGCAAAGTACCTCCAACCGTGCCACCAGTCACCAGATTGCGGGAAGAATCTGACATTACCGTCCGAATACCGCTTTTCCAAAACTCTGTACTTCTTCTTCATCAGTCCTCCTCTCTCGCAGGATTCGGCAGTTTGCTGACGCGAATCTTGTGCGGTGTCCGCCACTGGTCTGGCGTGTGTTCACGCCGCCACATGTCGGACTTGCGCTTGCGTTCGAGCCGGGCCACAGAAGACTTCCGCGCATACTCGCCGTACCACATGTACAGATTGTCCGTAATCATGCTCAACGCACGGCGCGCCTCGAACAACTTGCGTCGCTTCTGGTTGTATTCGCTGACGTGGCAGAAGTGGTCTGCCATCAGCTTGCAGAACCTCGACCTGTCCATCGCCGTGATGACGCACTCCCGCTTCAGCTTCAGCGCGTCAAGCCTCGCAAGTTGCGCCTTGATTCGACACTCGTTGATTTCCTCCTTCAGCTCGTTGATTCTCTTTCGGAGTTCGTACCTGTCTCCGTGAAGCTCGCTCCGCAGATTGGACTCGTAGCTCTCGCACTCAACCGGGTTGTCGAACTCGACGCCGCTACACGATACGAACTTCGTGACCGTCACTTGCTTTGTTGTCATGCGTCCCTCCCGTTCACGACGAACCGCACCTGCAACTGGCAGGGCGACGGCCAAAGCCATCGTCCCTCTCCGCCACTGCAAGCCGCCATCGCCATATGCATCGCCGCATCCTCGCAGAACAGGGCCGCCTCGTCGGGGTTCTCTGTGAACTGCATGATGCCGTTGATGACACACTTCAGATACGCCTTGCCCTGCGCCAAGTCAAGGCGTTCAAGAACATACATGTTGCCGTTCATTCCACGTCCTCCTTCTTGCCTTCCATCTTGCTTGGAAGTTTCTCCAGCAAAACCTTCAGCCACTGCTTCGCACTCTCGATGTTGAACAGTTGCGGCACGATTATTGCGGCGCGAGCCTCCTCCTCGCACAGCCCGATGTCCTCCGCCGAAGGAATCTTCATGCGGCCGAGGTTGTCACAGCACTCCAGCCCATCCCTATTGGCGAGCTTGTACCACGAGCGGAATACCCCGTTGCGGAACACGTAGTCGGTTCCGGTGATGAAGTTTATCATGCCGAGGTCGGCGAACTCGTCGCTACCTTTCAGCTTGATGAGCGTCTCGCCGTCGTCGCCGTTCTCGAACAGGCCACCAGCAGTCGCCACGCCCCACAGCTCCACGCCAATCCCCATGCTTTCGAGGATTTCGCAGAGCGTGACGCAGACAGCGCCGCACACTGCAAGCTCAGTCGCGCTCCTGCCGCAGTTGCCGCCGAACCCGCAGTACACGCGCACCACCTGCTTCGTGCGCCAAGCCCGCTTGACGCCGCACCAGAACTTCTCGTGGCCGTCGAGGTATCGGTTCACGTCGATGATGTCGCCCTCCTCCAGCCGTTGCCTGTACTCCCAAGAGCGTTCAGTGAAGTCGGCGCAGTTGATTTCATTCATGATTCCGGCGAGCACAGACGCCTCCTTCTTGACGTCGTGCTTGCTGAACCTCTCGACAATCTCGTTGAACGAACCGTGGAACGAACCAGCTCGGCTCGTTTCCAATTCGTGCCACTTGTCTTGGTGGTACTCCAGCTTCCACCCGTCCTCGGGCGGCTTCGACACGTCGTCGATGAAGTCCTTCACCGAATCGTAGAACAGGTTTCGCATTACCTTTGCCATGACTTGCTCCTTGTCTTGATACTTGTCTTGATATAAACCATTTGCATACTTACATTACACAGGTAATGTAAGTATGCAACCCTCGCTTCGCCCTTACAGGCTCTTGATGTTCGACTTCTCCGCATCAGTCCAGCCGATGAGGAAGCGGTCGCGGACGAAGTTCTTGTCCTTGCCCTGACCGAACCAGCGTACGGCGTTGATGACGAAGCGGGTGGAACACAGACGGCGGAAGTGCTTGGCCTTGATTTCCTTACGCACCGTAGCGACGAAACTTGTAAGCCAGTCACGCTTCTCCGCAGGGAGGAAGTGCGCCAGCTTCTTCTCAAGCTTCACGTCGTAGTCAACCTCGATGGTCGAGCAGACGAAGCGGTCGAGCGTCGCCGCGTCAAGCCTCGTGCGCCCCACGTACATGGCGTCGGGGCCGGTGCCGTAGGTGTTCGCAGTGCAGACGATGACCGTGTTCTTGTTCTTGCGGACAAGCCCCTCCGGCGTGGCGAACGTGCCGTTCGCAATCGCCGTGTTCAGCTTGACCAGCATCGACGCATCGGCGTTGTCGATTTCGTCGAACAGGATGAGGCCGCCCTCGGCGAACACGCGCACCACCTCGGAGCGGTGGAACACGCCGTTGATGTCGCACCGCCCGACCATCTCGCCGCTCGTCGTGTCGGGCGAGAAGGAAATCTGGGCGAAGTGCTCGTTGAACTTGAAGTCGTCCTTCGGCACGCCGAACAGCTCGGCGCAGGCATCCATAGCAAGGGTGGACTTGCCAGTACCGGCAGGGCCGACAAGGTACGCCAAGCCAGTCGCCTTCAAGGTCTCGATGAGGTCGTCCGTCTTGTAGTGGCGGAGATTCTTCAGCTCCTCCTCCTCACGACGCTTGCGTTCCTCCTCTTCCCTCTGCTTGCGCTTGGCCTCCTGCCGCTTGCGGAGTTCGTCAAGTTCCTTGCGGAGCTTCTCGGCCTCCTCCTGCTTTTTGCGGGCGGCACGCTCGGCCTCCTCGGCCTCGGCCATCTGCTTCTTCAGGGCCTCCTGCTTGGCCTTGGCGTCGGCATCCTCGTCGTCGAACAGCGACTCGAACAGGTCGTCCGCCATCTTCTGACGCTTGGCCTCGGCCTTGGCCTCGCCGTCGCTCGGCGTGGGACTCGGGACGGGAATGTCCTCGCCCTTCGCCTTGCCATCGGGCAGGTCATCGGGCTTGTCATCGAACGGATTGGCCGGAGCCGGAGGCGTGTCGGGCTTGGGCTGGGGTTCGCCGTCACCCTCGCCGCTATCCTTCTGCGGCGCACCCTCGCCACCGTCACGCCGCTCGCCGTCTGGCATGGGCTGTGGCTCGGCGTCGGGCTTGTCGTCGGGTTCTGGAGTACCCGGCCCCGTCTCCCACGGCGTGCGCCCCTCGGCGGCGTCGGTGATGACGCGGTTGTCGTCGTTGGCGTTGGCCTCCAGCACCTTGATGATGTCGTTTGCCCCGACCTTGTGCCCGAGGCGGCGGGCCTCCTCGCGGAGTTCAGCCCTGTACTGCGCAAAGTTTCCGGGCAGGTACTTGTCCCGGAGAGCCTTGATTTGTTCTGTCGTCATTTGTCTTGACTCGCTTTCTTGTTTCGTTTGTTGACCTGCACTTGGATTGGGCGGCAGGTCACACGCCCTCGACCTTCTTGAAGTTGCCAGCCGCAAGGAACTGGGCAACGCCGTCGCCCATCTTCTTCAGCGGGAGATACCACACGCCGCTCATCCTCGACCAGCGGAAGCCCAACGCCTTCAGCGTGGCGCGCTCGTTCTCGTCGGGACGCTTGGCGAACGACACCTCGATGCCGCCATGCTCGGAGTTCTCGCGCCAAACCCTGTCGCCGAACCCCTTGCCAGCCGGAACCCTCGCGCCCTTCTGCTTGGCAATGAACTTCACCTTGTCGTCGGCGTGGTCGGATTCCATCTCGACCATCGCCTCGATGTATGGCGTGTCGTCTTCCGTGCATGTCACGATGGCGAAGTGTTCGCCACAGCACAGCACGTTCGGCTTGTTCACGCCAACCGTCTGCGGATTGTCCGCCAACTTCCAGCCAAGGTTCTCGCCAATGGCCGCCTTGATTCTCTCACCGATGTTCATCTTTCTTGTCCTCCTGTTTCTGTTGTTCGTTCTGCTCCTTGACTGCTTGGGCGATAACGCGGAGCGATTGCGCTATGCTTGCGATGTCGGCACGGAATCTCTGTCCCGCAACCGTGAACATGAAGTTGTCTCCCATGTCACACCTCCGGCTTGAACACCTTGCACTTCTTCCAGTCCGTCCCGCTAGGTGCGTACTGCTCGACGAACTTGTTGATGTGCCTCGCCGTCGTGTTGCTCACGCCGCACGGCTCGACAAGCATCTTGAACTTGCCGTCCGTGTCGATGCAAGCAACAGTCGTGGTGTATGACACCAGCCATTTGACGTATCCCTTGAACCGTCCGCTACCAAACTCGTAGTCTGGAACCGTGACGACCAACGCCTTGTTGTTCATGCACAGGTCGTGGATGTCTATCCGTCTCATGCGCCAACCTCCTCGTTGAAACGTTCCGCGATTTCGTTCGCGCGCTTCTTGGTCAGGTTCTTCTTGATGAGGGTGCGCTCCCCGTTAGGGGAGTACACCGTCATCACGACAGCCCAACCAGTGCGCCCGGCACTGAATCGAACCGCCTTGTAGGACATTACCACTCGCCCCCTTCCTGCTTGGCGTCGGCCTCCTTGTCGGCACGCTTGAAATCCTCCATGCGGGGTTTCAGGATTTTCTCAATCTCCTCCAAGGTCTTGCCCTCGGCCTTCAGCCGCTTGACCTCGGCCTCCAGCTTTTCGATGTCGAATCCGCACGCCTTGGCGAGGTGCTCCGTGGTCTCGGCCAACGCCCTGCGGGCCGCCTTCTGCTCCATGTCCGCCACCGTGGCGGCGATGCAGATGCTCGACGCAACCATCAGCGCGTCATGCTCGGACATGCAGACGGCGGCCAAGTGCCCGTCGTTCGGAGTGTTGATGACCTCGCCGTCAACCTGCTTCTGCAACGTGGCGGGAACCACGACCCAGTACGACGTGTCGCCGTCCGCGTCAATAACCTTGAAGGCGCAGGCCCCCTTCTCGAATCTCTCGGCCATCAGCTTCTCGTACTTGAACTGCTTGCCGTCAATCTCTATGTCTTTCATCATCTTCGTTTCCTCGTGTGTGTTTGTTTCTGTTTGTGTTTCGCCAGTCCGACACCCGTCAGAACTGGAAGCCGTTCACGATTGCGACAACCTCGTCGTACTTCATGCCGAGGGCGGCCCGCAGGAGAATCTCCTGCTTGGCCTTGGCGACACGTGCGTCAAGGTCTTTGAGCTGGGTCTCCACCAGCAACCTGCGGTTGGGAATCTTTGCGGCGTCGCCGATGTAGTCGTCAATGTCGCGTTTCAGCTTGCCGTCCGTGAGCATGTCCTCGAACGTGTGCTTGTCGTCATTGTACCTGCACGCCTTCCACTCCAGCTTGTGCTTGCGGAAGATGCGGTCAATCTCGTGGTTGATTGTCGCGACCAGACACTCAAGCTCCTCACGTGCTGAAGCAAGCCGCGCCTCGTAGTCGGCGTAGCACTCGTTGTCCACCACGGTCAGGTCTTCGGTCAGCCGCTTGCGCTTTGCCTCCGCCTTCTCCGCAACCATGTTGCACAGGATGTCCCGTGCGTCGCTGTTCAGTTTTGCCATTTGCGTTTTCCTTTCTGTTGTTTGTGTTTCACTTCACGACGGCGAGCAACTCGCTCTCCATCGTCTCCAGTTCCTGAAGCCTCTGCGTCTCCCGCTCAATGTGCGTCCGTTTGTACGCAATCAAGCCTTGGATGTACGCCAGCGTCTTGACGGTCGGCACCCGCCGCACGTCACGAGCCGCCTTGCGTTTGCTCATTGGCATATCGAAACCTCCTGCTTGTAGTCCATGTCCTCCGCCGGGTCTAACGTGCCGGTGATGTCCCCCGCGTCAAGAACCCGTGCGTCAACGTTCTCGCGAATCCATGCGGCCATAGCCTTCGCGCCCTTGTCTGACACGGTGGTCGGAACCTTGACCGCCACCTGCTTCTCGAACGTCTCGGTGATTCGCACCGTGACGATTACTTCGTCTCCCATTTTCAGAACTCCTTTCTCACGACCATCTCACGATAATCTCACGACCATCTCACGATGCGCTACACCCCCTCACACTCCCCCACTCCTGTGTATATTATACATACATGTATACATACACACAGAATAGGGGGTTTTAGGGGGATTCAACACATCTCACGATGGTCTCACGATTGTCTCACGATGGTCTAGCGATTCACCTCGCCAACCAGTCGACGAACCACTTCGCCACAGCGGCAATCACCATTGCGAGCGGCAGGCCCAAGCCGATGCCGCACAGCAACCCGTTGATGAACCCCGCACCATACTGGCGTTCCTTCCACGTCAGACGGCGCGCCTTACGCGTCCGCTTAGCCTTCGGCGGTTTAGCCTTCGGCGGTTCGACGCCGATGCTCTCCGCGATTTCGCGGTTCGCCTGCTCCGCAATCTGCTCCGTACTCATGCAATCACCTCCTTCAGCGCGAGAATCGCCACCGTGATTTGGGCACACTGGCGGAGGAGATTCCAACTCCTCACAGAGATGTCGCCCTGTTCCCTGTGATGCCGCGCATTCCAAGCCTTCGCCTCGCAACGGCAAGCGTTCCGCTTAGCGTACAAGTCCGCTATCGCGTCAAGAATAGCTTCTTTAGCCATGATTTTACCTCCTGTTGGTTAGTTTTCGTTGTCAAATGGGCAGAGGTCGCTGTACGGCATCGCCTCATACTGCGCCCGGTCAACCTCCACGAGGTAGGAGTCGCCATCCTTGCGGATTGACGTCCACCCGCCCTTGAAGTCGGAAAGACCCGGCTTGTTGCTTCGCAAGATGATTGTGTTTGCCATGTCAGTGCCTCCAAGTGACCTTGACCTCCACGTACTTCGGGCAGGTCGTGTAGCACCTGCACTCCGGGCGGATTTCCCACCCGATTGAGCGGATGTACCTCCGCCCGTCACGCGCCGTCCGCACCTCGTCGCTCCGGCCCCGCATCCATCTCGGACGCGAGGTCGGAGGGGCTTTTTGACGCGGTTCGCAGTTTGCGTCAAGACCGTACATGTCGCACCTCTTCGTGTTCGTGTTCGCGTTTACTTCGCCAGCGACGCCTTGATTGCAGCGATTTCCGCCTTCAGGGCCTCGATTTCCGCGTCCTTCGCCGCGAGCTTCGACTTCGCCTCGGACGCCCCGCTACGCGGCTTGCCGTCCTTGCGCTCCGTCTTGCCCCACTGCGTCAGGATGCGCTCCCGCGCCTCCTTCGCCTTCGCGATGGTGGTATACACGCCACGACGGTTCTCGGTCTTCATGCCCGCATCGTGCATCCACACGCCTTCGGGCTTCCACGTGCCCTTGACGTTCACCATGACCACGAACGAGCAAGCGGTATACTTGCCGTCCGTGAACTTGCCGCGATTCCCGCAATACTGGATGCTCACGCTGTCTGCCTTCGGCAGGGCGGCGTAATTCTTGCGGTGTGCGGTGACTTCTTCCAACTGTGCCATGACTGGCCTCGCTTTCGTTTGTGACCCCTTCGGGGTCGGGTTTGCTCCTCTGCGTTTCACGGGCTTGGAACCGTGCGCCAAACACTCGCTTGGCGCGCCGCATTAGCGTCGGGAACCAGTGGCGGAGCCAAGGGCGACTTCGGGCGACGGCGATGCGAAGCATGTAGCCCGCAATCGCCACCGTCGGATACGGAACCTGCCTCACCTTCGGTGTGCCTTCCGTCGCTCCCGCTTCCCGCCATTTCCAACCGATTCCCCATCTACGATGCCGCCGCTACTCCGGCTCGGACGACCGTTTACGGTCTGCCCTCACTCGCGGCTACCAACATCGCTTCACGAACTTCGTTCGTCGTGTGCGTCCCTATCGCATCCGCTCCGCCGCCTAGCTTGCAAGGCCAAGCAAGTTTCGCCAATGCCCTTCGGGCAATCACGGCTTTTTCCGTGCCGCACTCCGTCGCACAAGGTCGCGTGCCGACCCCTTCGGGGTCATGCGCCCTCCGTCACGGCCACCCGCCAAGGCGGGATTTACGCCTATACCTTCGGTATCGCACCGCATCATCGCGTTCACATGTGCATCTGCCGCCACGCCGCAAGGACTTATCCGCTTGTCACTCCGTGACACTCCGCACGAAGGCGGGTCATGTCACGGCTACGCATTTCCGCGTCGCTCGTCCCGAGCGCAGGTCGTATTGTCAAAGAGCAAGTTCCCCGCCTCACGGCTCGCGCCGCTCGGCTCAGGGCGTCCGGCGTACTGGCGGTTGTTCATGCCGCGTTTCGACGAACGGAACACCAACTGCGTAAAAATGCAAACCGACCGCGAAATCCCCGCCGCCACGAAAAACCACCCCTACGGGGTGAAAAGTTTTTCCCAGCTTTTTTCGCCCGAAATCACTGACGAAACAGCCCGAAAACCCGCGCGCATTATGCGCAGGGGGTTTCACCGCAGGCGCGTACATGCACGGGCGCAGACGGCGAGCGCACACGTTGGCGCGTCATGCACGCACACGAGGGCCGCAAGCCGAGTCGCGTCAAGCCGTCACGCCACGACAAGCCACGCAAGGCCCGCTTTGCGTCAAGCCGTCAAGCCCATGTCGCCGCGTCAAGACTTCCCGCCGCGTCACGGCAAGCCGCCGCCCTTGCGTCACCCTCGCGCATTATGCGCCCAGCGCCCAGCGCGTCACGCCACGCATGAGGCACGCCACGCACCGCGCATTATGCGCACACCAGCCAGCACGCATTATGCCCGAACACGAACGAGCGCGGGGCCCCCTTCGAGCGAGCCAAGTGCCGATAACGAACAGGCGGCACTCGCAAGCGCGCTCCAAGTGCGTTGCATCCGCGCGGTCTGGCATGGAGTTCGCCATGGTTGCGAGGGGATGTAGGGGACGGGGTTTCTGCGAACGGAATGAATGGGGGTATTATAGGGGGGTAAGGGTTTGGTTGTCAAGTATTTTTTGGCGTGTGGGTGGAGAAAAGTGGAGGGGTGCTTGGAAAAATATGGAAATATTTTTTGCGGAAGGGGCTTGACGCGGGGTAATGGTGTGTGGTATCATTGTGCGCGTTGGCGGGGCATGGTGCCCTGTCGCGGTAAAAAGTAAGGAGCCAGATATGGGCGGACATTCGAGCGGGCCATCTTCGTACAAAATCCAGAAGAAGCAGGAGGAGGCGGAGGCCAAGAAGCAGGCTGAGATAAAGGCGGCGGAGCAGAAGGCGGTAGACGCGGCCAACGCGAGCGCGGTCGGCGAGGCGTCTGGCGGTCGTGGCGCGGAAGAGGAAAGTGTGAAGGGTGCGTTGAGCAAGGCGCGGAAGAAGGGCGCGACGCTCGCTGGCGAGGGTGCGCAGACGTTCGGTCAGAACGGCAACTTGGGGGCGTAGGGTCATGGGCTTCGGGGTTGACACTGCGCTGTGGGTGGCGGCGATAGGTACGCTGGCGGCGGCGTCCGCCGGGACGTACTCCGCCGTTGACTCGCATCAGGCGGCGAAGGCCAGCGAGAAGGCGGCAAAGAACGCGGCGGAGGCGCAGGCTGAGATTGCGGGCAGGGCGGCGGCCAAGGAGGAGGCGACTCGCCGCGAGGCGGAGGCGGCCACGGTTTCGGAGGCGAAGAACCTCGAACTGTCCGAGGGGCTGAAGAAGAAGAAGAAGGGCGTGAAGAGTTCGTACACGGCTGTCGGAGCTGGCGCGGGCAACTTGGAGGGAACCACGCTGACGCCCATTGGCGGCGGCGAGGGGGAGGTGTAAGTCAATGGGCGACTTGGCGAACGAGATACGGAAGCGGTGCGAGGCCACCGTGCGCCCGATGGTGCAGGAGTTCGACGACATCAAGGGAACCCTGCGCGACATCGCGGAGAACATCTATCCGCTCGCCAAGAGGACGCTCACGGACGAGGTGGAGCAGGTGTTCCACAGGGCGGAGAGCCACGAGGACGACAAGGTTCTGAACACGGCTCCGTTCGAGGCCCTTCGTAAGGGTAGCGCGGGCTTCCTCGTGAACCTGATGAACCCTGCGATGAAGTGGTTCCACTTGGAGCCGTTCAAGTGGACGGCGGAGAATCAGGAGGAGGACGACGGGCAGTCGTCGATGAGCGAGTATCTGGAGCGTCTGGAGGGCTTCGTGTTCGACATCATGTCGAAGGGCGGGAGCTACAAGGCGTACAAGAAGATGTTCGAGCACCTGCTGGCGTTCGGGTTCGGGTGCATCATCGTCAGGGAGGACGCGAAGTTCGTGGCAGTGGCGGAGTGCCTTCCTGTCGGAACCTACGCCCTTGGCGTTGACGAGCGCGGGCGCGTGGTTCGCGTCAACCGCAGGTTCGCCATGACGGCGGAGGAGCTGGTGCGCGAGTTCGGCGGCGGCGAGCGGGGCCTTGACGCGCTTCCGCCGGATGTCGTCGAGGCTTGGCGCAGGGGCAACAACGGTAAGGACGGCAACTACGTGGTGGAGTGCCTCATCGAGCCGAACTGCCCGACGTTCGCCTGCGGCACGATGGAGCCTCTGGACTACGGAATCGCCAAGTCGATGGAGTACCGTAGCATCTACTGGCTGAAGGGGCGCGCCGGGACGACCGTTAGCACCAAGGGGTACGATGGAATCCTGTGCGTCAGGGGGTACAAGTTCAACCCAATCGTCGCCCCGAGGCTTGACTGCGAGCTTGGCGGCGTCTACGGGCGCGGGCGGGGGCACGACGCCCTGAACTCGTGCCGCGCGCTTCAGGCCCTAATGCTGGACGAACTGGAAATCTCCAGCAACAGGGCGGAACCGCCGCTCCTCGCGTCGAACGATTTGCGGGAAGAGGGCCTTGACCTGTCGCGCGGGGCGGTGACGTACACCAACATGGGCGAGCAGAGGTCTGACCTCGTGGTTCCCATCCTGACCAACCCGCCGACGAGCGACGAGACGCGGCGCACGGCGCAGGAGTACGAGCAGAGGATAAAGGAGATTTTCTTCCTGTCCGAGTTCGCCACCATCGACTCGCTGAAGATGGTGAACGCGGTGGACAAGCGGACGGCGGCGGAGATAAACGCCCTGAAGAGCGAGAACATGCTCCAGCTCGGCGGCATCGTCCTGATGCTGGAGGACGAGCTTCTCGACCCGATAGTGAACGTGTTCGTCCGCTACGCGCTGAAGAGCGGCGTGGTGAAGCTGGGCGGTCAGGTTCCGAAGCTGGACGGGAAGTTCCCGACGCCGAGGTACGTCGGCAACCTCCAGCTGGCGCAGAGGACGCAGGAGCTGTCCTCGATGGACAACTCGCTGAACTTCGCGATGGGCATCGCCGGGAACGGCGCGAAGCTGAACCTTCCGGGCGCGGCGCAGGTGCTGGACAACTTCGACTTCGACCGCATCGTCAGGGCGCGCCACAGGATTGTCGGCGCGAGCGACACGGGGATGCTGTCGAAGGACGACGTTGCGAAGATTCGCAAGGCCCGCGAGGAGGCCGCGCAGGCGGCGCAGGACGAGGCCGCCCAGCAGAGGCAGGCGGAGATTGACTTGGCGCGGATGAAGGCCGCCGCGCAGGGCGGGCGCGCCAAGGAGAGCGAGGTCAGGGCCGGGATGATGGGCGGCGACCTCATGGCCGCGATGGGAGGCTTCAGGTAATGGAGCGTTCCGTCGCAGAGATGCTCGACCGCCGTAAGGCGAGGGCGAAGGGCGCGGAGACGGAGGCCACGCGCCTGCGCGACCGCGCCAACTCCCTGCTGTCCTACGAGCCGTTCGTCGATTGGATGGGCGACCTGATGGCGAAGGTCGGCTTCTTCGGCGAAGGGCGTGAACTCACGCCCTACCAGCAGGGGTGCAGGGGGAGGATTGTTCAGGAGGTGGAGCGGCTGTGCGAGCAGTCGGACGCCGGAGCGGATTTCTTGGCGCGGGTCTTCAGGGAGAAGATACTGGCCAAGTCGAAACAAGGCACGGAGAAATAAGATGAAGAACCTACTGTTCGGAATGTTCGGGCACGACTGCCTGATGGCTCCCGAGGACGGGAACACTGGCGAAAACGGCGGCGGAGGTGGCGGCGGCGGCTCCTCCGGCGGCGGAGAGGGCGGTCAGGGAGGCGACGGCGGCGAGACGTTCGCCACTACTGGCGGTGACGGAGGCGAAGGCGGCGAAGGCGGAGCCACTGGCGGCGCGCTCGCCGGGGCCGGAAATGGCGGCGAAGGAGAGGCGACTACCGTCGATTGGGACTCCATGACGGACGAGAAATACTTCGAGGGCTTCGAGGCTCCAGCAGTCGATGGCATCGAGATGAACATGGAGCACGTCAAGAAGACCTACGGCGCGTTCCTCCGCAAGTACCACATCCCGCAGGAAGCCCTGAAGGAATACCTCGAAATGGAGGGCAAGGCGTTCCGCAAGGCATACGACACCAACAAGGAGAGCGAGGCGGCGGAGACCAAGGCCATCAAGGAGAACTTCGAGGCGCAGGGCGAGGCCCTGAAGAAGAACTTCAACGAGGCGCAGATTGAGACGGCGGTCGGCACGCTCGCCACCTTCTCGTCCGACGAGGACTTCATGAAGGTCGCCACGACGAACCTGTCGAACAACTCGACGCTCGTCAGGCTTCTCCTCAACTGGGCGGAGCACCACAAGGCGGACGGAACCGCCGGGGCGGGTAGCGGTCAGGGCGGCTCGCCACTTTCCGGGTTCGCCGAGCGGTGGACCGGGAAGAAAATGTGAAAAACTTTGCGTTATGCTATTGCGTCATGGGAAACCCTATGGTACAATACTTGCGTCAAAACAAGCACGGAAAAGCGGAAGGCGTCACCAGACCGCTTGTTTATCTGGCGACAACAACAATGAAGGAAGGATGAACCTATGGTAATCGACCAAGGTGCATTTACGCTGCGGGATGTTGCCGCCCGGATGGATAAGTCGGGCGAAAAGTTCAACAGCGACATGGTGAACCTCGTCTACGAGACGAATCCGCTTTTGCAGGATTTGCCCGTCGTCGAGGCGAATGACGGCTCCTCGAACATCACGACCTATCGTGTTGCTCTCCCGGAGGCGAAGTTCACTGGCTACCGCGAAGGCGTCAAGCCCAGCAAGGGTGGCGTCACGAGCGTCCGCAACACTGCGGCGCACATGGACGCAATCATCGAGATGTCCCAGCGCGAGTGGGACGAGGCCCCCGACAAGAACGCGTTCCTCGCTGACGCGGCCCTCGACCAGATTGAGGCGATGAACCAGAAGCAGTCCCGCGAGATGATTTACGGCTCTCTCGCCAAGAACGTTCGCGGCTACAACGGCTTCTTCGCCCATCAGGAGAAGTGCGGCTTCTCCATCGGCGGGACGGTCATCGAGACGGACGACAAGAAGCCCAGCTTCTACGTCTTCAACGCTGGCGGCGACTTCACGCTCGGCACGCTTGACGCGCAGGGCCACGCCACGTCAATCACCCCGCAGGCAGTTGGTGCGATGAGCGCGACGAACCTCCGCTCCATCGGCCTCGTCGGCGTCGGCACGCGCACCGTTCGCGGCTTCTATCCGCGCGGCACGACCGCCGGAATCAAGAAGGGCCAGTGGAAGGAGCACGAGACGCTCATGGACGAGAACGGCGGCAAGTACGAAGGTTGCTCGCAGTTCCTGTCTTGGGACTTCGGCCTCGACATCCGCGACTGGCGTTATGCCGGGTGGATTCGGAACCTTGACGTGACCGCTCTGGAGAAGCGCGGCGCGGAGCATTACATCAAGGAGATGCTCCGTCGTCTCGTCACCCGCGTCGGCGGCGGCAAGCAGGACGGCGCGAAGTGGCAGTGGGTCATGCCGCTCATGGTGTTCGAGGGCCTTCAGACGGTCTTCGAGCGTCTGACCATGAACAACGCCATCCAGTACGCCACGATTCAGGACGTTCTCCAGCCTGTCCTCTGGGGCAAGCGCGTGGTAATCATGGACTGCATGAACACGGCGGAGACGGCTCTGCCCGTTCAGTCGTAAACGGCTCCCTCCGAAGGGGCGGTGCGAGTGCGCCGTCCCGAGGATGGGCTAAAGTCAAGAAAGGATAGAAAATGAAAATCCACAAAGACCTTCTTACCCATGACGGGTTTACGCTCACCAAGAACAAGGACGACGGCACGAACAAGGGCAAGGTTCTCGACCTCGGCTTCAACGGCGACTTCGACGTGAAGAAGACGGACTGGAACACGTTCTTCGTTCAGGTGAACGGCAAGTCGGACATCAATGCGTCCGCGACCGCAAAGGTCGTGGCGTATTCCGTGCAGAGCGCCATCAGCGGAATCATCAGCTCGGCCAATAAGATTGGCGAGTTCGACATCCCGCTGGACGTTCTGAAGAACGGCGGCGTTGTCGGTATTCCGATGCCTCGCGGCCTGAAGCGATACTTCACCGTCGATGTCGTGACCTCGAACTACGACATGCCCACGTCGTTCACGGCTGGCATCACGGACGTGGTGGACACCGACATCCGCATCGACTGGACGAACTACAAGGCGGCCACTGGCACGTCCGAAGTCCGCCAGAAGAGCGAGAACGTCGGCGAGGTTATCGACGGCACGGTTCACACGGCCATCACCTCGGGCTAAAACAGTCCGTGACAGATTTCACCTGCGGCACTGGTGATGGTTTCCGTGCCGCCAGTGTCGCGGGTGATTTCGTGTTCCACGATTTGACGTAGCACGGGACATTGGAGGTTTTTCACATGGAAAAGACCGAAGAGACGAAGGCGGATGTCGTCAGGACTTGGCGCGCGAAGATGAACTGCCAGATGCCGTGGCGGGATTTCGTGAAGAACGAGACTGTCGAGCTGAAGGACAGTCAGGTTGACGCGAGGGTGAAGGCCCTCTTCGAGTGCTTGACGCCGGAGGAGGCGAAAGGCAAGGAGCGCGACCCGGAGCTTGACGTGATGATTTCCCGCCTGAAGGCGGCGAAGGTTCCGCTGAAGAAGAATATGGGCGAGAAGGAAATCCGCGAGCTGTTCGACAAGTTCCTCGGCAAAGGTGCGACGGCGGCGGAGATTTCCAAGGACGCGCAGTAATGGAGTCGTGGGATGAACGGGATAACTGTCACGCTGAAGGACAAGACGAAGACGGCCTCTTGCAGGGAGACCGTGGCGTTGTGCGCCAAGTATGCGCTGACCGTATCTCCCGCGCTTGAAGTCGATGAAGACAGGACGGAGGAGGTTGGCGGAGTTCTCACGTCAACCGTGAAGGGCTACCTTGTCCTGCACAGGCGGTTCGTCGGACATGTTCCGCCGGAAGGAGAGGTCAAGTTCATCGGCGGCGAGCGCGTTGCAGACCAGAACTTCCAGTGGGATTTGAACGAGGTCTATGGGTACGCGGAGCTTACCACGAGATTCGTCGATGGAGAATGGAAAACAACTGGCGTCCTTGACCTGCGGCTGGAGGGCCTGTGCAAGGACTTCATCCAGAAGTTCGGAGCGAACGCGAACGCGCCTCTGAAGTTCGCAGTGTACGACCCAATCGCCGGAGGGCTTGCTGGCGAGGGTGAGTTTGACGTAAAGGTCGTAGAGCCGTACTACATTTCGCAAGACCAGAGCCTGACGCTCCTCAAAGGCGACAAAGGCGATAAGGGCGACAAGGGAGATAAGGGCGACAAGGGAGATAAGGGCGACAAGGGTGAAAAGGGCGATAAGGGTGACAAGGGTGACAAGGGTGACAAGGGCGAAACAGGGTCGCGGGGTCCGAAAGGCTTCAAGGGCGACAAGGGCGACAAGGGCGACAAGGGCGACAAGGGTGACAAAGGCGATAAGGGCGATAAAGGCGACACGCCCGACCTCTCCGAGTATGTAACCGGAGCGGAGTACGACTCAACTAATAAGAAGATATACCTGCTGCACGAATCGACGAGGCTTGCAAATCCGATTGACGCGACGGCGTTCATCAAGGACGGCATGGTTGACGGAGTGGAGGTGTCCGGCGGCAACCTCGTGATTTCGTTTAACACGGACGCTGGCGTTGAGGACATCGAGATTCCGCTTACACAAATCTTCAACCCGGCGAACTACTACGACAAGACTGTGGCAGACGGTCGTTTCGTGCAGAAGGAGGCTGGCAAGGGGCTCGTCGCAGTGGACCCGACTCTCACGACGCGGGGCGCGGCGGCGGACGCGAAGGCCGTCGGGGACGCGCTGCGGAGCGGGTTCACGGAGTGGGAGTTCACAGGCGTTCCGGACGGGCACAGTGTCGAGATTCTGCGCGACGGCATGTTTAACAGTTTGACGATTAGAGTGGACGACGAGCCTCCTGGGACGTATGATTCGGTGGGCGTCGTGCAGTTCGTCCCCAACAGTAAGCCGAACGAAGCGTTGTCGATGAGCGTTGATGGGCTGTTGGTTGGCGAAGAAAGGGTGAATGTCACCGCCACCCGTCGCCTCATCACGCCGACGAAGACGAGCCAGCTGATGAACGACGGCGCGCCGAACGGCGGCGGGACGCCGTATGCGACGACTGAGCAGATACCAGACGTGACTGGCAAGGCGGACAAGGCGGCGAACGCGACTGTTGGCAACCTCGCGTCGCTTGATTCGTCCGGCAACATCGCGGACAGCGGGGCGAAACCGTCTGACTTCGCCGCCGCCGCCGACCTACCATACGCGCTCGTGGAGCCGGGCAAGTGGGAGTTCGGAGAATTGCCAAGCGGCACGTCTGTTGAAGATCCATTTTGGGACACCGACAACCTGATGTGGGGTTTGTCGGTTAATGGAGATGCGCCAATATGGTGTGCTGGGTCAGAGAATGCGTTGTCGCTTGAATGGGAGTATGGAGATGGACCAATCACCGCGACGCGCGCCTCTCTCCCCGGCCACCTGTGCGACCGCGCGGGCAACCGCGTGGTGGTTTCGGGCGACACGACGCTCACGCTCCCCGCCGCCGTAGCGGGGTACTGCCGTGACTTCCTCGTGCGGCTGGAAATCAGCGGCTCGACCGTGCCGACCATCACATTCTCGCCAAATGGTAACGAATCGGTTACATACGAGACGGACGACGACGAGTTTCCCGTGCCCGACGAGGCGGGGACGTGGAGCTACTCGTTCACCGAAAACTGCGTCGCTCACAAGTTCGCCGTGTCGCTAAAGAAGGTCAACGAAGTAGCGCAGGCCGCGCAGGGAGGTTCGTGATGCTGTTGGGCGCGAGACAGTTCTTCGAGCGCCGAGGCGCGCCCACGCCGCCGTTGCCGTATGACGCCGAGGTGGAGTACCTGCAATCAACGGGGACGCAGTGGATTGATACGGGAGTTGTCGCCACGAGCGACACCCACATAAACGTGAGGTTCAGCGATTACACGGTCGCTGGAGCGTGGCTGTTCGGCGCAAGAATCGCTTTCCAGAACGGAGCGCTTGGTGTATACACAGTTTCCAACACAGGCAACAATAGTTGGTTACGGGCTCGCGGCTCTATCGTGTCTGGTTCTTTCACTTACACAACAATCGGCGTAGGCGTCGTCACCTTTGACTACAACAAGGCTACGTTCACAGCCACTCGTGAGCTTGTCCCAAACCCGCAGACGTTCACTGATACAACTGGTTCGTTCTCGTCGTCGCCATATACCATATACATTTGGTCTGTCAACCTTGCTGGCACATTGGGTAATGTCGCAAGTGCGAAGGTGTACGGCGTGAAGATTTGTGACGACGGCGTACTCGTGCGCGACTTTCAGCCCGTGCGCTTCACGAACGAACTCGGCCAGGCCGAGGGCGCGATGTACGACCGCGTTTCGGGCGCGCTCTTCCGCAACGCTGGCACGGGCGCGTTCGTGATTGGGCCGGACAAATCATAGGAGATTGAGCCATGAACTACGGAACCCTCATCAATAACCAACTCCACCCCGCGCCGCGCGCCGTCCGCGTAGGCGGCGCGGTCGTGTGCAACCCCACCGACGCGCAGTACGAGGCGGCTGGCTACAAGCGCGTGGTTGACACGCCGCCGCAGACAGACGCCGCGCACTACGCCGTGCCGACAGGCTGGGCCGAGGCGGGCGGAGAAATCGTGCGCCAGTACGATGTGCGCGAATACCCGCCGCCACCTCCGCGCCGATGGTCGCGCCTCGCCATAAAGACGGCGTTGGCGCAGGCGGGGATGCTCTCGCAGGCACTCGCATATCTTGCGCAGGTGGAGATTACCACGGGCTACTCCGCCGCAGAGGCGTTGCAGGATTGCGACTACATCGAGGAAGGCTACGGCGGTGCGGAGAAGTGGGCCGCGCTACTCGACGGGGCGGCGCAAGCCCTCGGCAAGACGCGCGAGGAGATTGACGCGTTCATGTCCAACATCCCGGCGGAAGGAGGTGTGTAGTAATGTGCGAGTGGAAACCAGATTTTGACTCCGTAAGCGAGCGAGTCACCAAGATAGAGGCGCGCATGGAGCAGGTAGAGCACGACATGGGGAAAATGCGCTCCGAGACGCAGGAGGGGTTCAAGGCGGGCGCCGCGCAGATGAACGCCATCAGCGCCGCCGTCACGAACCTCGGCCACGATTTCGGCGACAGGATGAACGGGTTCGACAAGCGCCTCGTGACCGAGAAGGAGAAGTGGGGCGACACGTTCCGCTGGGTCGTGAAGATAGTGGTGCGGCTCCTCATAGCGGGATGCGCCGTCGCGATGGGCATAACCGCATGGAGGTCAATCGTACAATGAGCCGCGACGACTACATCGACGAGGCAGGCTACGTCCTCACTGCTGAAGTCTATGGACTATCTGGCGCGGAGTGGCTCGCCGAACTGTCTCTCGGAAAAATCCGCGATGCGTACAACGGCATCGGGCCGAAGTGGATGAAGCCAGAAAAGCGCAAGAAACTCAGCAAGTGGCTGAAGATGTTCATCGTTCCGTGCGTACAGCACGACTGCCGTTTCGCCTACGACAACGACGGCACGGAGGCGAAGTTCCGCGCGGCGAACGACGAATTGGAGCGCAACTGCATCATAGTCGCTGACGCAACCTACAAGTGGTACAACCCCATGCGATACTTGGCTCGGTTGAAAGGGCGCGCGTTAGCGCAGGTTTGCCGAGTCTTTGGATGGGATGCGTGGCGAGATGCGTACGATGAGTTTCGGGCGAGTGCCCGGAACGCGGGCGGAACTTTGAAAGGCAATCTTTACGGTTGAAATCCGTCCGCGTAGTTCTTGGAAATCTAAAATTCTTGTTGAAAACCTAAAAGGAGAAATAAGATGAAACACATAATCATCAAAGCAATGTCCATGCTCGCGCACGCCGCCACTACTGGTTGTGTCGCGCTCGTGTTCGTCGGTTGCACGTCAACATACGCCAAGTGGGGAGGCGAACGCGTCGTGTGCGACCTCGAAGGCCGTCCCATCGTTGCCAATGATGGCACGGTTCAGAAGGTCAAGGAACCCGTGGAACTGTCATCGTGGCGTCACTGGACGGACTCGCTCATCGGAACCGCCACGCTCGGCATCCGCAAGGATTCAATCGACTTCCAGATGCAGAACTACTCGTCCAAGCCGTCCGAGGAACTCGCCAAGACCATCGACGTTTCGCTCAAGGGCGCGGCGGAACTCGCCGCAAAGGTCGGCGCGGCAATCGCCACGGCAGGAGGCTCCGTAGCGGGCGAGGCGGGCTACGCCGCCCTCCGCAACGCCATCGCGAACTACATCGCCAATGGCGGCGACGTGAAGAACGTCAAGGTTGAGTGCAAGGACGGCAACTGCACGCTCTCCGACGGCAGCGTGTCTGAGGAGTGCCCCGACTGCATCTTGAAGTAAGGAGGATAACATGACTCAAGAAGAATACGACAAGAGGCTGGCCCAGCTTGAGGCCGAGGCCGAGGAGGTAGGATGTTGCGTGATACCCGCGAAGCCAATCCCGCCGCCAGACGGAGAGGTTGCCGTTGCGAAGTGACTGCCGGATAGTCCATCGAGGAGGCTGGCCGGAAGTTGTAGTGGCAGTTCAGATGTTCAATGTTCACCATTGCATATCGTGGCCGGAAATGATACAATACAGACAATCAAGCAACAGGAGGCAAGAGAGGTAAGCCATGTCGAAGGTTCTTCACGACAGTGCGCTTGGCGTGTGCCAGAGGGCGATGGCGATTCTCCGTCAGGAGAACCGCCTCACCACGATTGCGCCTACCGCGCCGACCAAGGTAGAGAGGGCGTGCTACGACGCCTACGAGGCGTCGAGGCTCGAAGTCCTGTCGTCCTACGGCTGGTCGTTCGTGAAGGCCGACAAGCTCGTTCGTGGCGTGGCGTATCAGGAGGAGGACGGACGGTACTCAATCGCCTACCCCGCCGACGCGCTGAAGATACTGAAGTGCTATGACGAGGACGGGCACAAGATTCCGTACACGCTCCGGGGTAACGAGAAGATTTACTCGCTTCAGCCAATCCACAGGATTACCTACATCTTCGACGAGGAGAACGTTGACCTGTGGCCGCCGCTCGTTCGGGACGCGCTGGTGAAGACGCTGGCGGCGAACCTGTGCGTCGAGGTGACTGGGCGCGTGGCAGACCTCCAGCTCCTTGACGTGCAGAAGAAGGCGGCTGTTCAGGCGGCGCGGACGGACGACGCCCGCCGCTCATCTACAGGGAGCGACGTGTACGGGAAGAACCACATCTACGAGTGCATGACGGGTAGACGGAATCCGTTTGCGAGGAGGGGCCTGTAGGATGGTCAGGCTCGTCCAGAACAGCTTCTTCGGCGGCCAGCTCGACTTCGAGATGATGGGCCGTCAGGACTACCAGCGGTACGCCAAGGGGGCGACGCGGCTATGCAACTTCAACGTGATGAAGCGCGGAGGTCTGGACAAGCGCAGGGGTTTCGACAGGATTCTCGACCTCGTGGCGACGTTCGGGGCCTCGCACGGAGTGACGGCGAACACGCGGTTCAGGGCGATACCGTACGCCTACAAGAAGTCGCAAGGGTTCGTGCTCCTGATGAGCGCGAAGAAATGCCTCGTAGTTGGGACGAACCCGAACAACATCTTCCAGTATTTTGACGTTGATGGGCTTGACG